AGAAGTAACTCCCAGCCTTTCGCTGATCCCTCTGGCTATCTTATCCTCATCGAAGTTATCCATAACAGCCGGGTTCCTTAAGGCAAAGGGTTCAATGTATCCCATCACTTCCCGGATGGCTTTGACTTCCATCAGTCGCATTGCGATTGCCAGCTTGCCCAGATACTCAATCTCATACTCTTCAATGCCAGCAGGTACAGGAGGAAGTTTCCCGGCTCTTGCGAGGATACTAAGAGTCCGATCAATAAGCGGATTAAACAGCTCACTTTGAAGCCTTCCAAGCATCGGGCCAAGAAGGATTAGTTTTTCCTCAACCCTTTCAAGGACTTCCGTTGCGGTCATGTTTGTCTTGTCAGCCAGGAGTAAGAACAAATCATTGTAGAACGACCGTTTGATGGCATCCCTGCGTTTATCTTCCATCTCTAGCCCAAGCCCGATATTAGCATTGGTGTTAAGAGGATCGACTCTATCCTGTGTCCCTGCCCGGTAGTACATCAATCCGCCCGGAACTGTCTTGAATGGGGAGATAAACCCATCATCAGGCACTTGTAGAGGAGGATCAACGACCTTCTCAGCAGCCTTCAGGGTAGTCTTGACCATCTTGTTCAGGAGTTTGATCTCCGGCAGCATCTTCATGCCGATTGAACGCCCGTACTTCTCGTCTGATTCCTTGTCGATTCGAGTAATCATAAAGGGCTGTTCAGGGTATCCGCCCTCTTCGATGACTTTCTTATCCTTTACCGCAATGTAAATAGATGCAAAGGGCATATTCTCTTTGTCTTTCTTCGTGTCGTCTCTTTCTTCACGTGGGAAGACAGCATGCCAGAAGTCGAACAAATCCTCTTTCTTATCCCTGTATGCCTTTAGAATAGATTTGCCTACATTCTCCTCACCCCACTCCTGCACGGCCTGCCGCGCTGTGTACTGAAACTTTCTGTAGAGGGTATCAACCAACCCCTTTGAGTTCTCCAAAATGTAATAGTTCTTGATGTTGAACTCACGGAAGTTCAGTGTCGGACTTCCGGGCTCTCCCTGCTCTTCAAAGAGACAAGCTGTTCCGATACTTCCGAGCTTCTTGAAATACTCATGGATCATCTGCCCATAGTTTGACATCGCCAGCTCTTCGAGAAGGATCCTTGACGCTTCACCGAACCAACTTGACTCTTGGCTCTCAGGGTTCTTATCCTTGAGCAGGAACCACCGGCCATTACACAAATGACCATACATCCCGGAGGCAAATACATCATTGGCATCAATCGCAGTGCAGTCAAAGACCTTCTCCATCCGCTTCCCGCCCGGTGTGTTAGTCGTGGAGATACCACCATACCGAGGTGCGACATAGGTTGCGACCTCTTCCCAGTGTGATTCCCACTGACTGCGGTCAGACTTCATCGCCTCAGCACGCTTTATGATCTCTTCGACTTGCTTTTGTTCAATCATGATTATTCTCCGAGGAGGCTTTTTTTACCAGTCTCCGCCGCTCCCGTTACACCCTGACCGCCGGTGAGAATGGTTGACTTCCTGCCCTTGAGCTTGTTAATGCGGTCTGTTTCTGCCTTCTTGGCCGCTTCCACCTCCGCCGTGTTGTCTGTCGGTATCGGTGGCACTGGCTCAATCGCCGGTGGCTTCGAACTGACTCCAAAAAAACTCATCTCAACCTCCCAACATCGCGTAATCTGAATCTGCTACGGTCTGACGTGACCCCTGCGCCGAGCTTCGAGGCGCCGCCATCTGGAAATCAGGGTCAGTTATCCGGGCTAAACAGTCCAGCATATCATCATGTGCTGAAAACGGGAAAGCCTTAAACTCCTCATATATGAAAGCCTTGAC